CTCGCATAAGTAAAGAGGCTTTCGACATAGCTTGTGTTATTTTTAGCAATCTTGCAAGACCTACAAACGCTTTTGCAGCTCCTACAGCTCCTATAGCAATAATAGTAGTATTCATCAAAGCAGCACTATCGGCCATAGTTGCTAAAATTTCAGCAGGGCCAACAAGTGCTGTAGTGATTTTGTTAATGGCTTTTTCTATCCGCTCTTGTATCTCTACTCTTTTTAAGTCCTCAGCTGTTACGCCTGCCGCGGCTTCAAGTTGAGAGTCAGTTATCCCTAAATTTATACTCTGCTGTAATGCAATTTTGGCTAGTTCCTGTCTACTAAGACCTAGTGCTTTAGCTTGTGCTTCTTGAGCTATTCTATTCATTGAACTGAATTCGGCAATACTAGCACTATTATTAAAAAGCTCGTTACTTAATCCTTCTAGATCATTTGTTAAAGCAAACTCTCTTGCTTTTTCTAAATTTATATTCTTACCAGTTAAGAGCTGTGCTTCTAATTCATTTCCTATTGATGACTCAAAATCTAAAAGAGAGGTTGCTACTTGATCTACCTTAGCAAGATCTAATCCCAATCTTCTAGCAGCTGCGGCTGCCTCAGCTAGAGCACCAGGCTGGTTATTAAATGATACTAAAATATCATCGGAAGTATTAGCTACGTCTCTTAAAACTATACCCTGGGAGACGGCTGCTTTATTTGTTTTATTAAAAGCACTTACGGAGTCTACTATACTCTCAGTAATAGCATCAAAATCGCCAGACGTAGTTTGAGTTACAACTGCTAACTTACTAGCTTCTTCAACAGAAAGACCCATTTCATTTTGGATTTCTGCTGCGGCTGCAATTACATCACGACTAAAAGCGTTATTAGCGTTAATACCTAATTGTTTAGTTAAGGCAGTAGCAGTTTCAAGTATTTCAGCTGTATCAGCAAATCTAGTATTAAGACTTGATGCTATAGTTTCATTTTGACCGGTTAATCTACCAAATTCAACGCTAGATTTTTGTACTTTTACAAATGCCTTCGTCAGTTTATCAAAGGAAATTAAACTTATAGCAGCAGGGTCTGAAAGGGATTTTACTATTATAGGACCAGTAGCTGCAACTGCTGCGCCAAATATTTTAAATTTACCTGCTGATTCTTTTGCCAAGTCTTCTACTTTATCTGTAACTGCATCGAAGTCTCCTTGAAGAGCACCTAAATTTATTCCTATACCACCTAAAGCTCGAATACCGATACGGCCAAGATTATCTAACGCTACTCCTGTTAAACCAAGTCTCTGTTCATCCTCTATCCGCTTATCTATTTTAGCCTGGATGGCATCTATACTGGCTTGTTCTATTGCAAAACTTTGCTCACTAGCTGCTAAGAGTTCTGCTTCTTGACTTGTTAATACTCTTTTACCCTTAACATGTTCTTTAATAAAATCAGCTGCTTGTTGTAGTCTCTTCTTTTCACGTTCTGAAGATTCTTTTAAGACTCTTAATTCCTTCGAAGACATCTTACTAAGCCCAAATTGAACTTCTTCTAATGTCTGTTGATTTTTAAGTAAGCTTCTTGCTGATTTTTTAGCTTGATTTAGGCCTACATTACTACTTCCTAAGGCTTGTAGAAAGCCCATCATCGCTCCTGAGAGCTGGTCGGTTAAATCAACAACATCGGAAAAATTATCTTTAAGCTCGCCTGCGCTTTTTGCTGCTGCTTCAGTATCTTGTTTTGTTTTATCTGTATCGGCCATATAAATTCTGTATTACAGTATTATATATAAATAGTGAAGGCTATTATTATTTACGGGCCTTTGTACTATAAGTAGGCTTTTTTATGGCAGGACCTTTAGGAGTGAGGGGAGTACCTTTGGATTGAGATTTTTTCATCTCTTCTGCTTGTTTTTCGTTGTATTCATTTATACTTTGAATGGTAAACTTTCTTAGCCAGATTGGCATATTATATACGGTAAGCCAATCATATCCACCATTACCGTGAAAAACAATAGAATGTACTTGATCAAAAACTAATTTTCTATAAGTCGGCGTCAGGCCAAAGAAAGCTAATCCCTATTGGGATATCAACACCTCCTTCCGGGCCTCCCTCCGGATAGAAAGTAAGATCTACGTCCGGTTGAATAGAGGCAACATAGGCACGAAAAGCTCTAGAATCCCGAGCAAGGAAATAATTGTCAACAAATTTACGAATAGTGCCTTTTTTAGAATCACCATCTACTTCTGTAATCATAAATTTAAGACGAGTACTATTATCAGGATTACTGTCTTTATCTATTTTCTGTAGACCTTTCACTTCTTCAGCTATATCTCTTTCATCCTTGTGAGTAAGAAGTTTAAATTTTATTCCTGTACCTGAGGTGGGTAAAGAAAATGTAAATTCATTTTTACCTTTTGTAAAAAGAGATTCATCTAATTTTTTATTCTCTAACTTAGATAAATCTACAGTAACTTTTTCTCCACCGTAAGTAATATCGTAATCTTTACCGTAACCTAATACTCTTGCAGCTATAAGTAATGCGTTCTTATCACCAAGTAAAAGATCACTATAATTAATTTTAGTTACTATAAGTGATTGTAATAGTTTATCTATTACTATGCCTTGCTGTAAGTAATTGATGTTGGTAAGAATATCTTCTTCTTTAGCCGTCATGTACTTCATTTCGATAGTACCGGAGGAAAGTGGAGAATCTTCAGGATATAACAAACCTTTTGAGGGTAGTTCTACAACTTCTGTTGGGAAATCAAACTTCTTTTCCATTATTTTTATTTAGTTAAAACTCGTTTATTATAAATATAAACTTTTTAAAAAAAGAAAAGCCTGATATTCCTATCAAGCTTCTCGTTCTATAATAATATACTGTTTATTTTCTTAGTAATTAAGTACGCAATAGTCCATTGATAATGTAAGACTAATGTCCACTACTTCTGCGTCTGACCAGTCATAGTCACCAAAATTTGCTTCAGTAATAAATGCACCCTTAATTATCCACTCACCAACTATATCGCCTACTGGACCTAATTGGTTTAAGGTAATGTCTTTTTTATAGAAATCAGAGTAACCGGCACGTCCTGTTACAGACTCGTATCCTGTTCTAGCCCATTCCATTACTGCCTGAGCACCAGAAGGAGTTATTGGATCATATAGAGTCAAGCTTAAATCATTCCAGTTTCTCTTTCCTCTAATCTTTCTATAGCTGTTAATATGATCTAATTTTATGGAATCATCTGTAAAAGAAGGAGCAGAAGCTGCCTTAACCATAAATGATGGAATGTCTTCGAAGTACATAATAAAGCGATTTTTAACTTTTGGTTCAAAAGCTTTAAACATGATTTCGTTTGCGTCTAATACTGCCATATTACTTGTATTTTGATATAAATATCTTAGTTAAAAATTATACTGCGAAACTTGCACCTGTAGGTTCGATAGTAAAGTCTAGTACTATAAACTCGGCAGTTTTAGCCGGTTGTATAAACACCTGACCAACAAGTTGATTTCTATCGATTACGTCGGCTGTATTGTTTGAATCATCCATTACTACTCTGAAGGCATATAAACCTTGACGCTGTACTACTGATTCTAAGTAAGGGTTAACAGCTGATAAGAATCTGTTTCTTGTTGCAATTGTATTCTGTTCGAATACTAAGTTTCTTGCTTGATCGCCGAAGAATTTCTTTAATTCGATTAATAATCTTCTTACGTTTACTCGATCTAAAGCTGTTGCTTTTTTCTGTAATGTCTTTTGACCAAATACTGCAATACCTGTTCCTGGGAAAGTAGCTATTGGATTAACGTTAGCATCATATAATGTGTCACGTTGAGTCTTAGTTAACTTTCTTTCTGCTTGAATTACTCCAGGAATACCACCTCTTACCAAACCTGCAGGTGCAAACCAAGGAGCTGAACTGTTATCGTTAGCAGCATAAACACCTGGTATTACTACTGATGGTGGTACAAATTGATTCTTACCTGTTTCTGTAGCTACCTGTACATATGGAAAGTAGGTTGCAGCATAAGAAGAATTTAATCCGTCTGCTTGAGAAACTGCTGCTGAAGGAGCTGAAGCTGCGTCTGCTAATGTATCCACTATAAAAATACAATCTCCTCTACTCTCAGCAAGTGATATAAGAGAATTAACCGTTGTTGAATGAGCACTATTAACTATACCTGGGGCTACTATTACATTAAACTGGTAATCGTCTTTATTCCCTAGTAGTGTAATAACACTTGCATAGTCGGTAATGGCAAGGCCTTGAGTGTCAGCATTAAATCCATTGTAGTAGTTATCTCCGCCTGTTACAATATTACCAGTAGCACCGTGAAAAGAACCAGAACCAACTATTGGTAATGAACCGCTGTAAGAAACTCCAGCAGAATCGGTGTTAATAGAAGTTCCGTCGTTACCTAAATAATTAAGAGTCTCTAACCCTACAGAAGCTACTCTAATATAGTTAGAACGGCTAGCATAAGAACCTGTTAACTGTACATAGGTACTGTCGCCAGAAATTGTTTGAACCTGGTCACCAATTCTAGAGGCTATATAGTCTGTAGAATTAGGATCTAATGATAGGTTGTTAAAAGTTTCGAGTACTACTTTCTCTTTCGTGCTATCATCTCCACGTCTTACCGATAGCGTAAAAGTACCTTTGGAGTTATTTACGTTTGAAACTTCCCATCTTAAATTGTCTATTGAACCTGTAACTAATGAACCGTCAGAATTGAGGGCACCTGGGCTTCCTACTCCGGTAGAGGAGTTAAAAAGTATGCCTTCACCTAATGTCTCTATAGTAAATGGTTGAGAACTATCTTTAGCAGATGAAGAGATATGTGTTGAAGTAGCGCGGGTAAAAGTACCGCTAACAACACGGGTAATCAACGCAGTAGAACCACCTTGGTTGAAGAAGTTACGAACTGATATCGAAGTTAAAAATTCTTGTTTAGTTGAGCCTGATTCAAATGTAGAACCGAACAATCTTTGATACTGTCCATAAGAGGTAACTACGGTTGGGATCTCAACAGGTCCTTTAACTGTAGGACCGATGAATGCTGTACCAGCTTCGGCGGGTGCGGGTGTAACAAAAGATAAGTCATTTTCTCTTGTAAATACACCGGGGGAGATAATTGTTTCTGCCATGTTAGGTTGGTTTTTAAATTCTACGAGATTCTTATATATAAATATGATTTAATCTTCCAAAACGTATCATTTAAAATACAGGAAGATTCTTAAATAAATAGAACCCAAAAACCCAAACCCCTAAGAGTAGGCCTGCCTTGAAAACGGCAGACCTTTCTCTATTTATTCTTCTTCGTCTGCAGCTGCTTCTTCAACTGGTTTTGCTTCCACTTCTTCCTCTTCAGTTACTACTGTTGGGGATGGTGCAGGAGCGTCATCTGAGGGAGTGAAGATTCCTTGTTGCAGGTCTAAAGTACCAGAACCGTACTTATTTTCTAGACTTGCGATTAACTCTCTTTCATTTTCACGAAGAGTTTCTAATGCTTCATCTGCACGATCCATACGTGCATCTAAAGCCTTTCTTGATAATTCTATATTACCGTACTCTACAACGATGTTTTGAGAAACTTGTTGTACTTCTGCAATATAGTCTAGTTCTTGTTGTTCTAATCTAATTGATTCAGCCATAGCTTAATTTAATTTATATAACGTTATAATTTATAATTATTCTTTAATATAGTAATTATATTTTTAAAGAGCAACTATAACGTAAAATTATAAACCAGCTCTATAAGCTGCTATAGATCCTGATACATGGGATGGTAGGTCTTCTATACTGTCATTAGGAGTATATACTTGTCTATAATGAGATTTAGAGATCTCTACTCCGTCATCAGTAACTATAGTTGTTAATCTAACAGAAGCGTTGCCATTTTCTGCTATATCTACTGCTGTGTATTTTTGTGTTTTTTCTAACATAATTAATCTGTAAAGTAAGTTGCTGAGAACATTATTTTATTTGCATTGTCGGCGGTACTAAGGTCGGCGGCATTAATAGTAGAACTTGCTCCGTCGGAGGCGCCTCTATGTACTAATACTATACGTGAGTCAGTACCGTCTATATAACCGCCGTCAGGATGGTCTCCCGCCCAGGCACCAACAAAACCTACTTCCACTGAGAAGTACTCGCCATCATCAGGAGAGAAAGGTAGGTTACTGATGTATACTGCTGCTGTGCCGCTTTTAGCAATACCATCGGATCTAAGGTAAGCATTTATGTGAACTGCTCTACCAATTTTTATATAAGTACCAGTTATTATATCCTGATTCTCAATCGAGGTTATCCCGGTGGAAGTAAATATTGGTTTCCAAAAACCCTCCTCGTAATCATCTAGAACTTCACTAATATTATCAGGGGTGTATCCAGAAGTCCCGGTAGCATTACCTGTAGCACTAAAGTCAATACCTTGTCCGGAATCAAGAACTACATTACCGCTTGAAATACTTAAATTACCGGATGGGGATAGGGTTCCGTTTATACTACCTTGTATATGTAAATCTCCAGATGCAGATATATCACCTTCCACCGTTAGTGCTTCCGGAGGATTAGTATTACCAATTCCGACGTTACCTGTACCTTCATTAAGTATTATGTTACCATTACCGCCATTACCGCTGTTAATGTATGATTGTGATTCATCAACCCAAATTCTTATTGATCTCCCCCCGGCAGCAGATAAAACTGCTATACCTTCCTCATCTACATTGGAGGTTTGATTTAATTGGAGAGCACCAAAAGAATTTATACTACTGGCTGAACCTATATGTACATCTCCGTTTACCTCTAATTTTGCAGTAGGACCAGTAGCACCAATACCTACTCGACCGCTTGTATCTACAACTAAATAATCATTTGTGCCTAAAGCCGAATGTTCACTTAATTTAAATTTATCACTATCAGAATCATCTATACCTAATGACCAGTGTTGTGTATTATTAGCTAAAAAGTTAATATATGGGTCTGCACCACCTTCGCCTTCTATTTGAACAGTTGCATTACCTGCACCAGTACCAAAAACTGTCAGTTTTTTATTTGGGCTAATACCAATCCCCACGTTACCGCTTTCAATACGCATAGCTTCCGTAAAAGAATTTGCCTTTTGTGTTGAAAAAACTAATGCTCCATCAAAAGTACCGCCAGTATTATCAATAGTAAGTCCTTCAACCCTTGCAAATGTTCCGCCACTAGCATTATCCCTAAAATCAATTTGACCTATTGCATCACCATCATTAGTTGTGGTCTTTCTTGACAAACGTATTACAGATGGGGCAGAAGCAGTTTCTAATTCAAGTTGAGCATCAGGACTAGTAGTACCAATACCTAAACCCGTTGAATTTATTCGTGCTATTTCACTATTTGCTATTTCAAAAATAGTATCAGTAGTAGCATCAAGTATGATGTCCATACCACTATTTACAGTATCGATTTCAAAATTGGTGTCTTGGGTTATTTCAGTAGATTTTGCCGTACTTGTATTTTGTAACCTTAATGTAGCTATTCCTGCTCTTTCTATTTCTAAACCACTACCTGCAGCAAAGGAAGGGCTAGAAGTACCAATACCTACGTTACCTACAGCGTCTATACGCATACGTTCTACAGGAGGGTTTCCTTCATAACCTCCACCGCCATCATGAGTTTTAAATACTAATTCACCCATGTGACCATTAGTGTTACCAGACTGTGCTTCTACTCTTGCTACAACCCCGGGTTGGTAACCACTGGAGTCGGAGTTATACCATTCAACAGCTCCTAAAACAGTATTATCTGCGTCGTTTCCATGCCCTTTTAGTCGAATTACAGCGTCCCCAGCACCGTTAGAAGATTCTTTTAGTTCCAAAAGTGCTCCAGGAGTATCAGTGCTACCTATACCTACGTTACCATTGGTTATATTAATACTGTCCTCAAAGCTTATACGAACACTACCGTCTAACCCATAAAGGTCTCTTGTAGTACTGGTCATACCTAGTACGTTGGTGCCGTCAGCCTCTCTTAAAATATCTGTTCTAATTCTGGTAGCGTAAAGTACTCTCCATCTATTGCTTGTACCTCCTAAAAATTCTGAATCATCTGCATAAGGTATTATATCAGCCGTAGTTAAAGAGCCGGTAACCTTAGTAGTACCAAGAAGCGCCAAAGAACTAGTAAATTGTCCATTAGCTTTAAGTATCAGATTATTATTGGTATCATTAATTTGTGTATTTGTAAATTCAAATCCGGCAAATTTATTTTCGGCACCTACACTAAATAGTTTTTCGTTACCATTACCTAATACTACAAAATTAAATTCATCAACACCTGCTCCAAAATTGCTATTAATACCACCTATTAAACCGGCATACATACCAGCATTATTAGTAGCATCATACATTTCTATACGAGGATAAAAAGTAGTACCTTGAAACTTAGTAGACGATATATCTAGGTAACTATTACTACCGGATATGTTAAATCCTAGGTCTCCTGATAGAACATTAGAGAGTTCTCCTAACTGAATTGTTGTAGAACCAGTTACAATTTCTAATGTATCTTCTTTAATATCAAAACTTGCTATCCTTCCTCCGTCAAACAAAACACTAGAACCGGTTACGTCCCCATTTGCCTTAACGTTAAAATTAGAAGAACTAATAAAAAATTGATTACCGGTAGCCGAGCCTGATAAGTAAAAGTTAGCACCTTCTATTGCGTCTGCAGATACGTCAAATCCTCCTATGGAAGCAGATACAAATTTGGCGAATCCGTTACTATCTATGGAAGAAGATGCATTAGCCGCTGTAGAAGGGGAACCGCCTATAGTAGCCGGAGTTCTAATACTATTAGCTGCAACGGATGCATTTATTACAGCATCAGAACCAATAATTAAAATATTATTATTAGGATCAAGGTGGAATTGAGAGGAGCTTATTTCTATATTCGAATCAGCACCGCTTATAAAATGAGTTGTTTCATTACCAATAAAGAATTTATTCGCTTGAATGTCCAGTGCCCCTCCGGACTGGCGTATATACTCTGAAGAAGATACTTGAAAATTAAATTCTCCTGAACCAGATAAAAATATACCGTTACTAGTCAAGTTGCCGGGAGTAGGAGATCCTAGTGCTATCCTTTCGTTATTAGAATCAATAGATACATTCGAACTGGTGATAGCAGTACTTGTTATTTCCCATCCGCCAATTTTTCCAAACGTAGCGTTTACCCCTCCTTCTAAGTAAACTGAACCAGAAGCCCAAAGTCCGTACCCAGATAAATTACCGAATCGTGGAGTAGTAATTCCGGATAATTTTCCTAGTCTAACTTTTTCTATTGATCCTGTTCCAGAAGTAAAATCTGTATATGCATTAACTCCGTCTCTAACCCCAATGTAGGGAGCATTAGAATCGTCAGCAGTTAAGTAAATATGCCCTTGTCTGTCTATACTCCCGGTATTACCTATTCTTACAAATTCTTGACCGGATTCTACATTATCCCCGTTAAGCTTAGTATAAGACAATGAACCACCATTTAACCTACTATCTACTCTAACAAAAGTTCTTTTTAATGAAGTACCGCTTGGGTCCAGTCTTTGAGCTATAAGAATATCACCGCCTAAAAATCCATGTCCGTAAGAACTACCGGTATCGAAAAAGATTGTACCAGAAGTAGTACCGGTTGAAGAATCAACTTTCCCGGAAGTTGCAACAAGTAAAGAACCATTTGTAGCACGTACTTGCTGGGCTAGTAATTCATATACTGAGAAAGTACCTCTAACGGTTAAGTTTTGGAATTCGGCATTTGCACTTGAGTCTATTCTCCATCCATTTCCTCCGAATCCGGAATTAAATGAATTATAACCTACTGTACCGTCGAATACGGAATTTCCATCGATAGATAAATCACTTGAACCGGAGATAGTACCGTCTACTGTTAATTTTTGACTTGGATTATCAGTACCAATACCTACGTTACCGCTTGTGTCGATGCGCATACGTTCTGAGGTGTTTACATTAAATGTAAGGCCACCAGAAGTATTATCTGCGTTTATATAGCCAGTGGTTGATGTTGTTCCAAGCTGAACCTGACGTGTGCTTCCACCTCTAGCAAAAACGATGTTTCCATCTGCCGCTTGGTTAACAGTTAACTTTGCGCCACCACCAAGGGATGTTGGACTATCAGTACCAATCCCCACGTTACCGCTTGAGTCGATACGCATGCGTTCAGAACCGCCTGCATATATTATTTGGTTGACTCCACTTCCACCGTAATGAATCATATCTTCACTTGCGTCAAGTTGAATATAAGATACTTGGCTTCCGGCATTGTGGAATCTTACAGACGCATAGCCTGCGTCATCCTTTTCTATAACTAAATCACTTGAGGTTCCTGCATCTAAATGTAAAGTGCCATCAGGACTAGTAGTACCAATACCTACGTTACCGCTTGAGTCGATGCGCATCTTTTCAGTACCCGAAATTTGAAACTCTATATTTGTTCCAGTAGCATTATTAATTTGTGCATTACCTGTACCTGTAGGGCCGATATTAATTCGACTGGCAATATTAGTCCCAACAGATTTCAACCAAAGTGTATCGGTATAACCAGATGGGGCTTGTAATGTTAAGGGTGTGTTATTAACTGGCGAATCCGTACCAATACCTACGTTACCGCTTGAGTCTATGCGCATACG